TTGATATTTTCTGCGCGAAACTGACCCGCTAATGTCCTCTTGAAGAACGTCCACCAGTTGGTTCAAAAAACTTCGTGCAGTCTTTATGTCTGCAGGAAGTATCTCTTTAAATGTCGCCATATACTACATTCTCCGTTGTTTTGTTCTGTTCTTTCAATGGATACCCTGGTTCATGAACGAAGTACGACACAGCGTTGGACGCAGATCGCAATTGTTCAACCAACACGTCATATGTATGCTGTTTCACTACCTTACCCCACTGTAAATCTGTCAGCCTGAACAGCTTAAATCCTTCGTGTTGCTCAAACCACTTCATCGTTGCAACATCATTCTTCATAGTTACTCTGATTTTATCATTAATACGTTCTTCACCCATCAACCCGTGCCAATATACACCATCAACCTGAATGTAAAGATCGAGCGATTTGACGTAAAAGTCAATTGAATGACGTGCAATCCAGCTCTGCGTTTTTATGTCATCAACTCCAAACGTGCTACTCAAAAACTTACCAACATCACGTTCAGGTTTTGAAACGAACAATCGACCCTCAGCAATCAACGTCTCTCGACGTTTTCTATTCGATTCAACGTAATCGATCTTACTCTTGACATTTGCCGACTTAAAAGGATTATCAACGCCGTAATTTTTTAACCACGTTACAATTCTTTTGTTTAAAACACTTTTCAATCCTGACGGTGATGACACACCGTATTTTTTAAATGAATTACTTCTACGTTTTTCTAAAACAACGGAAGAACGCATTGGATGCTTTACACCATAACGTTCAAGCATCGTTTTTTCATATATTGGCCTAAGAACCGGCGATCCAAGAGAACCGGCGGATCTAAACCTTTCGATCGTCGTTGCTACGCACTTATCCCTAATGACCTTCAACTTCCATGGATGATCAACGCCGTACAACTCAAGGCACGTTTCCCTACACTTTTGTTGAACTTCGTTAGATATTGCTTTTTGTATATCAGATAATCTTTTCCGTCGCGTGGGACAGGCATACGTACACTTCTGAGAACAGTACAACGCTTTTGTCTTTTTATGCGCAATGAATTCATTACCACAAAAATCACACTTGGCGCATAGAACGGTCTTCGTACGTCGCCTTCCCAATGAATCATTCACCTGCAAACGCTCAACGTTGACTAGCATCAATCAGATTCTATACATTGTTCAACAATCTTACGCTAAATGCACGTTTCTATTTCGCTCGTACAACGTTTGGCCTCGTCGGCGCCTCCAACGCAGCAACGTACTCACTAATCAACTCGTGTAGTCTGATCGACTCCCTGGTCCTGTTGATCCTAACGCCGCAGAACACACACCTATCGTTGTCAACGGAATCCCTCCATTCCAGGAGAGCGTTGAGAAGTTCCTTGTCCATGTTCGAACGCCTTTCTCCCCGCAGTGCGAAGTGAAGCCAACGTTCTTAACTATCGTTGAATGTAATATAAATGAATGTTACAACTATGAAACAATTTGTGCTAGAGCTCAGAGGTTCTGCTGAATGACGATGCCGATATCCTGTACGGAGCCGCTCTGAACGCCTGTCACCTTCATGTATGCCTTGATCACCGTCTTATCCGCCGTCGTCCCATACACCTGGAACGTTGCATTTGACATGCTCTTGACAGAGAGCGTGAACTGCACTGACGAACCACCGAACGAGTTCTCAGTCGGAGATCGCGTCAGAACATACGTTGCTCGTTGGTTGCCATCAATGTTCTCTGGCGTCTGCTGCATGATCTGCACAAACAGGTTTGGCACGTCGATCACAAACGTCTGATCGCGAAGTTCAACGTCTATAGACGTTTCATTCTGTATCGTCTGCTGCACTGTGATAGTAGCTGTCTGTTGCGTTTGGATTCCAAGGGTCACTAGACCATTGAGACCATCGACGTTCGCATCACCCGAAAGCGCAAGGTTCGGCATATAAAGCAGGTTTGGATTAGAAACGGAGATTAGCTTGTACTTCTGAGCGATCGCTTGGTTTGTTAGGGCTTCAAAGATCGGTGTATTTTTCTCCAACTTTTCGGCGCCGACCGTACGACCATATTTGGTGATGACAGAATAATTGACTTCATCATCGCCTGCCGCCCATTTATGAACAGAAAAAGATCCATCGTTGCGTGCTAAAAACTGTCTGCCAACGTCCGTGAGGACTGCATCAAGAATAATGTTGTTGGTTGAATTATCGAGAAATCCTATTTTACACGTAATTTCTTTCTACGGTAGATTACCGCCTTCACGAGAATACCTCCATACGTATCCAGCGCTTGTCTTTGTTAGGCCTGATGCAGCGTGAGAAATAGCACAACCTGTAACACCAACGAAATGTGCTGCCTTATTGATTGAAGAGAACGTTCTCAACAAGTTTCCGTTCTTATCGAACATTTCAACCGGTTTAGATGAAATTTCAGACAAAACCTCCAATCTTTTTGCTAAAAGGTTTTCACGTCTGTTTGCTCGACCAAGAATTTCTTTCATTCCATTTTTCATCAAACCGTTTACAATTGCTCGCTTGTGTTCTTCCGTAAGTTTCCTTCCGGTGAGCTTCTTCCTTATCATTTCACGTTGTTCTTCAGGAATCACCTTGCCTTTCTGCGACGCAGATAACCTTTCAAGGTGTTGTTGAGAACGATTCTTCGAATACTCGCTTTTCTTTGCTCGCGTTTGGTCAGAATCCTTGACACCGGTGTGAACAACGCTTTGTTTAACACGTGTTTCTTCTGACGCTTGCAAACCTAAGTGAGACTCACGCATTGCCCTTCTAGTTTCATCGCTTGGTATCCAACCAATTCTTGCTTTGCTGGCCCGTTTTTTCGATTCATCGTTCCACTTCAATCCTAACGTTCCATCGCCGCCCTTCGTCATATTATAACCACTTTGAGGATGCTCAACAAAGTATGTCTTCAATTCAGCGATGAGCCTAACATCAGCGTCCTTCAATGATTTAGAGTCTACGTGAGTTTCTAGAACGCTTCGTTCAAATGCATCAATACCGTACTTCCTTATCGCACGGTGAATTAAACACATTGATCTCTTTTTAAACGCATCATTAATGTGACCGTTCCAACGCTCATCAATGGTCGTAGCAGTTATTCCCACATACCCCTTCCCATTCACACGGTTCCTGATGAGGTACACCTTTCCATCGATCGCTTTACCATCATCGATCATCGTTAAATTCTACACCGTTCACGCTGAACCGTTCTGAACGGCTTTGTTGTTCCTCTTTCTACCCAACTGCACCTGCGTCGTTGCCAATGGTTGTGTACCAGCAGGTAGCTGATCGTCGATAGTAATATTGATCGTTGCCGCCTTACCGTTATCAACGTTGATGAATTGTAGCTGGTAGCTCCCGCCCTTCTGCTTCGTCGCCACGACCTGATCAACCTTGTTCTGATCATCATAAACGTAATAATATTCGGGATTGAAGTAAAGCTTCACGTTCGTCGAGCTGGGACCGTTTGCCTTGATCGTGTTGACGAACAATTCACCGTCGAGGTACAGGTTCGGGTACTGTTTCGGGGCACCCAAGTGACTCACGTGCTTCTTGACGAGCACGTTCTTGAAAGCATCAAACCACACAACGTACTGCGCCGAGAGGCAACTGGAGAGCCCGTGTGCATCTACGCAAGACACGCTGTAAATAAAGCCACGTTCCTCCTTCGTCTGAGTAAGCCAATCAAAATCATCATCAACGTAGTATTGAGCAGGTGACGTAAGGTACTCAACCAGCGAAGGATCTGGTTGTTCGTTGTCAGGAAACTTAACGTCCGAATCATCGAAATTGTAGTTCTTCTGCAATGCAAACGGTTGTTTGACGCTTGAACGTCTGAACACCTGAAACTGCTTGATGTCCTGCTGCGACCACACCGGAAATGCCCACGTCACCGTAAGCTTGTTCGTCTCGTAGTTCCAAATAAAATCAACGTCGCCAGGAGGTGGAGGCGCATCGAGCTTCGTGGTGCTAACGTACACCTTGTTCGATGGTTTGCTGCTCACGAGGACCTTGATCGTTGCAACGTCACCGTTGCTATCATCGATCGCTGGCATCGTCAACAATCCTATTGATCTGATAGTGTAGCAGTAGTTTGCGTGGAACTTCACAGCAAAATCTGCGGTCGTGGCGACGTTCGGACTGTCGATGACAATCGGTGCCATCTTGATCGTGCTACCGTCCTGTAGAACCTCGTACTTATCAATAATGAACCCAACGATCTCTGTGCCATACTTCTCGTGGTGAAGCGCTGTTTTCTGTCTCTTCACGTCGATGTATGGTATGAACGTCTTATAATCGCTTTCGCACACCTGCGTTGAAAACTTGATCGACGATTGCTTCGCTGATTTTGCATACCCGTGAATGTTCGATATTTCGTTTGCCAACGTTGCCGTTGGATCGAACGCAAGGTTGTTGGCCATATCCTCAAGCAACTTTGAATTCACCTGCGTATTGACAGCAACGTTCTTCAATCCCTCGAAGTAACCATTGACGAACCTTTTCTTCTTCGATTTTGGGTGCGTTGTAGGCGCAGAAGTTCTTCCAGCCGACGTTGGACTGTAAAATTGCGCGTTACCTGATTTGTCTGGTTGCGTTAAAGCGCGATAGACGAAGTGAGGTTTGATGCTGTTTGGTAGAGACGAGTTCAATCGTTGAGCAGAATGGTACGAACTTGCGTTGTCGTTGTGTTCGTTCTCGAGCGTTTGCATTGCCAACGTTCCGGACACGATGTTGAATGCTTTTGTTCCTATGTCGCCATCGTGAAAGCTGATGGCGACGAAGTTGTTTCCAGAAAAGAAATCTTCATCAACAACCTTATCGATGTTATCAAGTATCAACGAACCATTTTGCATACCTGTTATTCGCGTTGAAT